AAGCTGCGGAGTGATGATCTTCCGAACACCGCCCAGCAGCCCACTGACCGCGGTGATCATGTTCGCGTTCTTCGCCAGCGTGTACCGGGTCGGTGGGGCGTCATCGGCGTACACCTGAAGCTGGTCATACCCCTTGACCTCGCGGGTGACCAGGCCCGTGCTCTCCGCCTTACGTTTCGGGCTGCTGAGCAGGAACACACCCAGCGGCCACTCCACCCAGTCCTGATCACCGTACGGCGGCAGGTGCAGCCGCGCGCGCGGCATGATCCGGTCGGACAGGTAGTCGATCAGCCCCGTCTCCCGAATCGTGAAGGTCGCCTCCCGCTTGATGTCCGCGAGCCAATTCTGTTCCACCTTCGCGCTGATCACGTTGTCCAGCTCCTCGATGCGGATCTGATTCGAGGAGTTGAGCAGTGAGTAGCGGAAGCTCCACCGGCGCGATCCGGTCAGGCCGGCCAGCGCCGCGCGGATCTCCGCCTCTGTGTGACCGTTCGGGTTACGACCGGACACCGGCACGACGGACTGCATCAGACCACCACGGCGCCGGGCACCACGTGCACCCGGTTGAAGGTGAAGGACACGTCCGAGCCGTATCCCTGATCGGTGGCTCGCAGCCCACCCATCGTCCCGCGCAGCGACCGGCCCCGGTTGTCCCGCAGATGCAGGGTGCGCCGGGCCCGCGCCCAGCCGTCCAGCTCCTCCAGCCGCTCCTGATAGTCCGGCCCGTGCGGAACCACGATCCGAATCGTCTCCGTCTGGGTTGAGCCCTCCCCGTAGTCGACCACCGGGAACTCCCGGCCTGCGTACTGCGTGCCTGCGGAGTCGATGTCCACGGCGTGCTCACGGGAGTCGGCCCCGAACGGGTAGACCCGAGTCGTGCCCTCCGGGTCGAGCGGGTCATGAATCCACACCCCGGGCAGCTTGATACCGCCGGTGACCGCCGCGCTGTCTGCGTACGCCATCAGGCCGTAATCCCCCTCGCCTTGTACTCATACAGCTTGCCGGAACTGAGGGAGTAGTCCCGCACCGACTCGTCCACCCCGATGGTCGCCACCAGATCCCACGGGTCATCCGACCCGGCGGGCCGGCGCAGGAGCTGATTCTTCGTCACGTCCGGCCGGTCCGACGCACCGATCAGCGCGGCATCGTCCACGTACAGCACGGTCCCGGTGGGTGGGTTGCTCTTCACGGTCGGGCCGAACACGGCGAAAGTCGCCCCCGCGGGCGCCGGCCCGGTCACCTGCATCAGGGTCCACGTGTTCGCCGGCACCGCACCGATGGTCAGCTCCGTGGTGGACTGGGTGACGTTGCTGCCGTTCACCCACTCGATGCTGATGGTCACCGGCCCGGCGACCGGCCGGTACACCCATGCTCGCGCCACGTACCGGACCCCGGTGGTGACCGGTACCCGCTGCACGTAGTTCCGGGCGTACATCTGCACCGGTGCAGCCACGGCGGTCATCTTCAGCGACTGCGTGCCGGAATGCGCCTGCTCCGTGCTCGCCGCCACCGACGCACCCGTAGCAACCCAGTCCCCCGCGCCGGCCTCGAAGTCATACTCCGGCGAGCCGGGCACCTCCGGCTGACCAGGCAGCGGGTTGCTCACGCTGACCAGGAGATACCCCTGATCGGACACGTCCGTCAGGGTCACCACCGGCGGCTCCGGGGTGGCGTAGCTGGGCAGCAGGAGTCGCTGCCCGATCCCGGACAGCACCAGGGCTGCGTTGCGGACCTGCACGTCCACCCGGTACTGCACGTCCGACGCCATGCCGGACACCAGCGCGGTGGTCGCGGTGCTGGTCACCCACCCCGTGTCACTCACGACCACGAGGCCAGCGACCTTCCGCAGGATGATCCGGTATGACGCCTGCACGGTGGCCCCGCTCACCACCCAGGAGATGTAGGTGTCGTCGGTGTCGAGCCCCGCCGGGTTGTCCGTGGCCGGGTCAGTGATGGTGACCGCCCCGCCCGCGGAGGTCTGGAAGGAGCCGTACCCCGACCACTCGCCTTCGGCGTCCTGGGAGTCCCAGGTCTTGACCCGCCACTGGTAGGACTTCGTGTTGGTCAGCGTGCCGCCGGCCACGTTGTGCGAAGAGACCGTGCTCACGATCTTCCCGGTGTCCAGTGCAGTGGTGCCCAGGTCCGCGTCCAGGATCTGAAGCTGGTAAGCGGACTGCGTGTCCCCCGGGTTCGGATCGGTGAATGTCCAGGTGAACGCCTTCGCTACGGTCGCGTCATAGTTGACCGGCGGGATGAGCACCGGCGCGGTGGGCGGCAGGTTGAAGGTGTCGATCACGGTGGTGGTGCTGATCGTGCCGGACAGGGTGCTGCTGATCTGCACCAGGCCCCGCTCCGTCACCGCGCTGTTGCGGGGCACTCGGATGGCGTTGATCACCGTGCCGACCGCGAGCACCGACACCAGCACGCTGTTGCGCAGCGGCTGCATCGAGGACATGTCGATGGCGGTCCGACGCAGCGCGTTGGGTGCGGTGCTGTCCACGTAGTAGACCCACAGCGTGTTCTCGGTCTCGTTGAAGACCGCGTCCCACCAGGGTGCCCGCGCGATGGTGGACTCCGCGGGGAAGTTCAGGATCGCCTCGCCGCCCAGCCGCAGGGAGCCCAGGTAGTTCGGGGCGGAGGTGAGGCCGCTGTACTGCGACACCTGGACCGACAGACCGTACCCCGCATCGGAGTCGGTGGTGAGGGTCGCCCACACCGAGTCGGAGATCCGGACCGCTCGCGCTTTCGCGTTGGCGTCCTTGACCCCCCAGTCCGCGGTGTTCGCGCTGGTGTGATCCAGTCCGGTCCCGGCGGCATTGATCACGTAGCGGCCCTGCGCCAACCGGGAGTTGTCCCCCAGCGCGGACACCTTCCGAGCGGTGAGCGTGAAGCCCCACGAGGGGTTCGCCCCGCCGGCCGCCGCCACATCCATCAGCGTGCCGGTTTCATTGGTCGGCACCCCGTGGTAGTTGCTCTTGATCGAACTCTCCACCAGCACGCCGAAGGTGGTGCCGGACCCGCGCAGGAACGAGCCGGACCCGGTGCGCAGATACGTGGTGTCCAGTAGCACCCACAAGTGATCGTTCGCGTAGTACGCCGACGGGCTGTTCGCGCCGGTGCCCGCGGAGTGCGACACCAGCGCGAAGATACGGCCGCCGGCCGTGGGGTGCCACGCACCCGCGACGTTGTTGATCGCCCCGTCGTAGGTCGGCATGTTCGCGGAGCGGAGCGTCTTCGCTGCCCATGTATAAGTTCCGCTGTTCTTCGTCCAGACCTGGGCGGCGAGAGTGTTCTGCGTCCCCGCGAGCCGGCCCAGCACATACAGGTTGTCCGAGGAGTCCACCACCAGCGCGAGACCCTGCGCGCCGTCCTGCCGCTCGAAGGCGGTACCGCTGTCCGCGATCGGGACCGTGCCGACCGTGGTGACCGTGCCGGTCTTCGTGGTGTGCTCGATGACCGCGGTGGCGGAGTCCGTAGTCACGGTCTTGAGGCTTGCCCAGGTCCCATCGCTCAGCTCGACCGCTGCGCCCAGGGCCGGCGCCAACGTGCTCCGCGCACGGGTGGTGAAGACCAGTGCCGGGTCCGATGCGGTGCCATCGGTGTCCGCGAGGTAGAGGGAGACCCCTTCGTCCACCGAGGGGGTCAGCCCCAGTCGCTGTCGGTCGGTGCAGACCAGGAACTCCATGGAGGTCGCCGCTGCGACCGCGGGCGCGAGGTCATCCTGGGACGCGATCAGGCGCTCCCCGGCGCCGGCCTGATTCAGGTTCCAGACCCGGCCGGACAGCGGGATCTGATTGATCTTGGTGATGTTGTGCCAGTCGTTGACCGTGAGCCCGCCGGGGCTCCACGCGTACAGGTGTGCCTCCAGCGCCCGCGGGGCGGACGGGGTGAGCACCGACGCCACGGACAGGTGGATCTGCGCGCCCACGATCTTCTGGTCCGCGGGGACAGCGGTGTAGTCGAAGCCGATGAAGGTCTGGAAGGACTGATACCCGCTGTTGTGATTCTGGCCGATGAAGCCGACACTCCCGCCGGACAGGCCGTCACCAGGGCCGTTGCGGCTGTTGGTGTAGTTGCTGTCGAAGCTCCACACGTAGCCGTCGGTGGCCTTGCCCAGCACGATGGTGACCGTCATCGGTTGTCCTTCCGCTCCGCCTGCGCCCCGCCGTACTGCCCGATGATCTCCGCGAGCGCGGCGAGCGGGTCGCGCCGGTAGTTCGTCCCGCCGACCTCGATGTCCCCCGCGGGGTCACGCACCAGCGACGGCGGATTGAAGATCCGGAAGTGCGGATCGCCGGCCTGCGTCAACCCGGCAAGGTGCACTTCCACCCACTCCACCTCACGCTCCTTGCCGAAGGTCAGCGAGTCGATGCGCACCAGGCCCTGCCGGGTCTGCACCGCGTAGCCCTCCTCGGGGATGTCCACCGCAGCCTGCTGCACGGCGCGTACGCGCTCCTTCGCGCGCTCCCTACCCTCGCGTACCGTCCGGGGCTCCGCGGGCCGCTCCGTGGAGCTGAGTGGGTCTGTCACTGTGCACCTGCCGTCACGATGGTGGAGGAGCGGAACGTGCGCGAGGCGGACGCGAGGCCGGTCACCGCGTCCATGACCTCTTGCAGACTGCGGAAACTACTCAGGTCCAGCACGATCGAACCGGGCCCGAACTGGAAGACCTGCCCGCCGCCGGTGCCGCTCTGGGCAGCAGCACCCCCGGCTCCCGCGGGCGCCGGGGACGGAGAGCGGCCGGACAGGCGCACCCCGGAGCGCAGCGCCATCCGCCACGCCTGGATGGCGGAGTGGCCGCCGGCCGCGTCCACCTCCTTGTCGGTGAGCACGTGCTCACCAGGGGCCAACAGGCGCAGCTCCGAGTCCACACCCTTCAGGCCCGGCCCGGTCACCGGCCCACCGGTCGCCATGCCCTGCTTGCGCAGAGCGGCCGCCGCGGCACTCGCGTTCTGCTGCCCGGTAACCCGCATGGCGATGGTCACGGTCTTGCTATCCGGGATGCCGGCCAGCCCTGTACGCACCCCGCGAATGGCGTTCATCGCCGCCGCGGTGTCCGCCTTGATCTTGGTGTTCCACGACTTCGGGATCGCCATGATCCGGTTGGCGTACGCGACCGCGGCGGCACGGCTGTCGCCCATCGCCATCCGCACCGAGATCAGCTTCTCCCGGCTGTTGCTGTAGGCGCGGGCGGCCGCCGTCTCCGCCGCGCTGGTGCCCTTCGTGGCCGCGGTCTGGTCATAGACCGCTTGCGCGTGCTGCTGCCCAGCGGTGGCGAGCGCCAGCAACGCACTGCGATTCGCGCGGCCCTTGCTGG